AAAGGAAATAAAGGTATCTTTACACACAACTCTGTAAGAAAAGACAAGTCAGATATGTATCCTTGTCCAAGAGTAATACAAATGTTAAAAAACTTATAATCATGAAATTTAGAAACAACTGGAACACATCAAGAAAACAATGGGATAAATTTGCTATCCGATTTAGAGTAGGTATTATAGATTTCTTTACATTAGAAATAGATATCTCTAGAGACTTTTATATGCTAACAATATTAAACTTTACATTTAAAAACAGGTAATTATGAAAAAATATGAAACAGGAGGATCAATGGATGATTCTTGTATGGAAGAATACACAGATGCTTCTGGTAAAAAAAGAAGAAGAAAAAAGAAAAGTGGTTGTGGAAAAGTAACTAGATACAGAACATCTTCTGGAGGTGGAGGAGGTGGTGGTCGCGCATTAGGTGCCTTATTAGGTATTGGTGCTGCTACAGCTGCAGGACTTGGTCTTAAAAAAATGTTGAAACAAGAACAAAATGGTGGACCAATAGGAGGTGGTAAATTTTTAAAGAACCATCCTAAAATTGCAGCTAAAGTTACTAATGCAAAAACAGTAATAAGCAATGTAAAAAAAATGGTAAAACCAAGAACTAAAGGATAATTTTTAATTATGCTTCTCTAAGCATAAGAATCCAGGTAAGTTAATTTATCTGGATTTTTTTTGTTTAAATATTTGTTGTTTAAACTTTTATTGTATATTTGTCTAAACTTTAAATAATATAATATGAAAAACCAGCAAATGAATGAGGAGTTATCTCCTGAACAATTAGAAGCAAGAAGAGAGGAAATGAAACAATTTTATGAAAATTCTCTTCCTTATCTTGAAGCACAATCTAAGTATGAAAAATTACTTACGGATGTAGAAGAAGCAAGATATAAAAGAGCTACTATGCAAATACAATATGCATCAATGATGGCAGCAGCTCAAGGGGTTGATTTAAATGATGATGAAGATGAAGATGCTTATAACAATAATCCACCACCAAAATCAGTAGCAAAAGTACCATACGAAAGTAAAAAATTAAAAAAAGGATAATGGCACTTGTAAACCAAGTTCAAAAAAGAGTAAAGATGTCTAAATGGGACGTTGTTAAATTTCAGATTCTTACTCATTGTTATATTAATCGCATAACAATGAGTGAATCTGATTTTGATTGCTTGACTTTACTTAGTTTTAATCAACCAATTGAGTTAAGTAATTTTTGTCTTGACGCATCTTCAGAAGAAGGTTGGATTTTTAAATCTCCACAAACTGTTAGAAACAGTATTAATAAAGCTGAAAAAAATGGGTTAGTAACTAAAGATCCTGATAATAAAAAATTAATTATACTTAATTCAAATATAAAAATTCAAACAACAGGAACTGTATTATTAGATTATAAATTCTTAGGAAATGATACCAAAGAAAGCAAATAGTTTATATAAAAAAATAACTAGTGAATTTGAAGTTTCAGAAGATTTAGTAAACAAATTAGTTGAAAATTATTATAAGACATTACGAAAAAAATTAAGTGGCTTAGATGATTTAAGAATAAATGTAGAAGGACTGGGTCATTTTTTTATTAAGATACAAAAAATTAAAACCGCAATTCCTCATTATGAGAAAATTTTAAAAAATAATAATAACATAACATTTAGTGATTATTATAATAAAAAAAATATCGATGAAAAATTAAAACTTTTAAATATTATTCACGATAAAGCTATTAAAGAATTAAATAAACGTAAAAAATTTAAAGATGAAAAATATATTAAAAATAATTTGGAAGAACCGGGAACAGATATTTGAAGGAATAAAAAATTCTATAATCAGAGATGAAACCGTAGAAGAAATATCTAGACTCAGGTATGACATTTGTGATGAATGTCCAAGAAAAGGAAAAAAATGTGCAGTAAAAGGGACAGCACCTTGCTGCAATGAATGTGGATGCTCACTTACATTTAAAACTAGATCATTATCTTCAGACTGTCCACTTGGTAAATGGGAAGCTATATTGACAGTAGAGCAAGAAGAAGAAATTGAAAAATTATGAGTATAGTATTTAATGCCAAAGATCATAGCTATAAAAGTAATGATGATTTAGAAATAAATTGGATAAGTGTAACAACTTTAGTTTCTCATTTTAAAAAACCATTTGATGCTGAAACAATAGCAAAAAAAGTTATTAAAAATAAAAAATCAAAATGGTATGGTCTTTCTTCGAAAGAAGTTTTAACAATCTGGAATACAGAATCTTTAAGAGCATCAACACTTGGAAATTTTTATCATGATCAGAGAGAATCTGATTTATGTTCTTTTGCATCAATAGAAAGAGAAGGTATAACAATTCCAGTATTTAAACCTAGTATTTCAAATAATGGTTTTAAAGTATCTAATAATCAAAAGTTAGATCCCGGTATTTATCCAGAACATATGGTATATTTAAAATCTGCTGGAATTTGTGGTCAATCTGACTTAGTTGAAGTAGTTAATGGACGTGTAAATATTATTGATTACAAAACAAATAAAGAAATAAAAAAAGAATCTTATATAGATTGGGAAGGAATATCTGAAAAATTATCACAACCTTTATCTGCATTAGATGATTGTAATTTTAATCATTATGCTTTACAATTAAGTATTTATATGTATATTATATTAAAGCACAATCCGAAATTACAACCAGGAAAAATAAATATACATCACATACTATTTGAAGTTGAGGAAACTGATCAATGGGGGTATCCAATTGCAAGATTAAATGATGATGGAGATCCAATTGTAAAAGAAGTAATACCAATCGATATTCCTTATTTAAAAGATGAAGTAATAAGTATTATACATTATCTACAAGATAATAGAAATAAAATAAAAAAGAAATGATAGTAAAATTATTTGATGTTCAAAACGGTGTAGTAATACCAACAGAACATTGTTATACTTTAAAAGCTCTTAAAGATGTAATGGATAACTATCCTAAAGATTATTTAAAAATATATCAATATTTATTCTATATGACATGTCCTAATCCTGACATGAATCCATTTTTTCATACACCTGAGTTAGATAAAGAAGTATTAATTTTAGGACAAATAAGTGCAGATTTTTCAACTGAAGATAACGACATCTATATTGCTTTACAGTTTTGCCAGAGAATGTATGAGACACCAACATCTAGAGCATATAAAGGTATTGCATCTATGTTAGATAGATTAGGTAGATATATGGAGAATACCCCTATTACAGATGGAAGAGATGGTAACATTAATTCTATAGTTGCTGCTGCTAAAAACTTTGATCAAATAAGATCTTCTTTTAAAGGAGTATATAAAGATTTACAAGAAGAACAGTCTAGCAAAGTGCGAGGAGGTATAGGAATGGCATATGATCAATAATTATGGAAGAAGTATATAACAATATCCCAACATGGGATAATGGAACTTGGACCATTACAGATTTTGATTCTAAAGAAATATTTTCTAATTACATCCTAAACATTTTTAAAGAGCCGGGTAAATATAATTTTAATGAAGTTAGTTTATTATTTAATGAGCAGGGAGAAATATTTAGATTAAATAAAGTATACTGTACCCATCCTTTTAAATCAAAAGATTTTATTAATTACTGGGATACAGAAAAACAAAAATGTAGGAAAGGAGTAATATTTAAATCAAATAATGATACTTGGTATATTACTAGAGATTATTATATGTGGTTAAATTTTTTACCAATCTTTGACAAAGAACAACAAAAATTTGATTTTGCAAAAATTAGAGATGCTCAGTATCATATGGCATTATATGAACTATTAGCAGAACTTAATTATAAACATGTTGCAATATTAAAAAAACGTCAAATAGCAAGTTCTTATTTTCATATATCTAAATTACTTAATCAACTCTGGTTTGAAGAAGGTGTTACTTTAAAAATAGGAGCAAGTCTTAAAGATTATATTAATGAAAAAGGTTCTTGGAAATTTTTATCAGAATATGCAGCATTTTTAAATCAACACACTGCTTGGTATAGACCTATGAATCCTGATAAAATATTAATGTGGCAACAAAAAATTGAAATAAGAAAAGGAGATAGAAAAACAGAAGCTGGATTAAAAGGAACAATGCAAGGAATGTCTTTTGAAAAAGATCCTACAAATGGAGTTGGTGGACCAGTTAAATATTTCTTTCATGAAGAAGCTGGAATTGCACCTAAGATGGATCAAACATATGAGTATATGAGACCAGCAATGAGATCAGGTCTCACAACTACAGGTATGTTTATAGCTGCAGGATCTGTGGGAGATTTATCTCAATGCAATCCACTTAGGGATATGATTTTAAATCCTGTTTCAAAAGATATTTATGCTGTAGAAACAAATCTTATAGATAATAGAGGTACTATAGGGTTATCAGGTTTATTTATTCCTGAACAATGGTCAATGCCACCTCATATAGATCAATATGGTAATTCACTTGTAGAAGAAGCTTTAGAAGCATTAGATAAACAATTTGAACAATGGAAAAAAGATTTATCTCCTGAAGATTATCAATTAAGAATTTCACAACATCCTAGAAATATTAAAGAAGCATTTGATCATAGATCTATATCAGTTTTTCCAACACATTTAGTTGCAGCACAAACAAGAAGAATTGAAGAAAAAGAATATGCTTATGAATTTTTAGACATAAGCACTGATGCAGAAGGAAAACCTACAGTTGTTAATAGCAAT